CGAACGTTGAAGAGCTTCGGGAAGCGATCAACGCAGCTGCGTAGTTCAACACACTGAGCACGATCCAGGAAGGTCCTAGGCCCATATGGATGCCCGTGACCGTCTTCGGTAGATTTTCTACTGTTTGACGGTAGGCATCAATAAGGTTTAGGTCTTCACTCTCAAGTTCCCTCAGGCTGTTGGCAAACTTCTTCCCTGCGATTGTATGCGGTCCGAGTAAGACATCTACAACGCTCAACCAGGTCTGACTTGTCAGTCCTCGTTTCGAGTTTAGTAGGTGTCCGATCCGGATCGCTACCTCGTGGGAGATGAAGTCTGTCGCAGCCGAGAGGTCCGCAGAGTAAAGCTGGACGTGCTCGGTTGAGACCTGCGCCGGTGTGCTGCTCTTTGGTCGCCACAACCGCACGTGCTCGCCTCTGAGAGTGTGGCGTGTAGCCCTAAGACCCCTCTTACCCTTCAAGAACGGCATCCAGAGTTGGTTGAGACGCCGAGAGAGCCAGACCTCACGAATGCCGTGAGTACTGGCGACTCGAAGCTTATCTCCCATCTCTGGGATGACTGCCGGACTGAGGGGGGGGGCGAGGGCGCCTACGCCATGCTCAAGGAGGAACTCTCGACATACGGCGTTGTTTGGCCGGATGGTCGCCTTCGCGGCCTCGAGGTCGGCTACGAACTCCGCAAGTGAGAAAGGATCAGACGTGATCCAATCTCGCGGAGTGAGTCCGAACTCATCCGGTTCGTCCAACGTGTCGTGCTCGAATCGTTGCCATTCGCTGTCGTCTAGCAAGTTAGAAATTAGCGTCCCTTGATATCTTTCAAGGTATGCTAGGTTCCAACGAGCGGCGGCATGGACGGCTGGTGACATTCGAGAGTCGTTGAGAGTTGAAGGGTTCTCTTCTAGGACCGCCTTCTCCCCGAGGACAGGCCAATGAGGGATTGGCTGTTTTTGGAGATTAGGCAGGTCGTCCGTCAGGACAGAGAGAACCTGGTCGAGCACAGTGCGGTTGAGCGGTCGTGGAGTAGTCCACCTGTTGACCGCTTCTCCGATTGCGCGTTTCTCCCTCTTTTCCGCTCTTCTGGTTGTGACCTTAGGACCGACCCAGTCGATGCTACGCCCCAGACGGGATGCGAACATGAGTGAGTCAGCTGTCGTGCAGAAACCTCTTCTGCACCGGCGCTGCCAAGCCTTGTTCGACTCGTTTGGTCGTCGCTTGACTAGGGTTGGGTCCACCTCCCGGCATTGCGATGTGAGCGTCAGTCGTACTTCATGACACCACTTCTTGACGAAGGTTGATCCGTTGTTAAGGCACCCTGCGAGGAATGCCTGCCAACGTTTCAGCCGACGCAAGTCCTGTGGTCGTCGTGAGAAGACGACAGACCCTTCGCTAGCCTGGAAGGAGGCCACAATCGTGGCCCAGTGTTGCCGAACACTGGTGATCCACCATGCCTTCCCTTGGGCATGTGGGGCGGGGATACTTACCTGTGAG